AGATCAGGCTGAAGAGGTTGGTAAGCTAGGAGTTCAGTCTATAATTGAAGCTGGTGAAGTTCTTAAACTAAGCTGCCCACTTGACGGGGAGCATAAGGTAGGAGAAAACTGGAGTGAAACACATTAATAAAGATAGCTTATGTTTTTGTAAGGAAGTAGAGCAATACCTCCCAATAAAATACGATTTAAAATTAAACAAATACGTACCTTCAGACCCCTCTGACGAAGGGGAAGAATGGGAGGAGCATTATTTCGAGGGGAGTCCACCTTTCACTGTTAGTATAGGCAGTCATGATTGCTCTGTGACTACCCACTGGAGACACCCAAGTGAAACAGAGTTTGGAGACATTGATGATGTTTGTTATTACTGCGCCAAAGAAATTATAAAAAATAACCAGTAAACATAAGGGAAATAATTCTTATGAAACTCACTGATCAAGAAAAGCGTGAAAGACGAGCGGCTTACAGGGTTGCAAATAAAGAAAAAATAATGGCTTACAGGGCTGCAACTAAAGAAAAACGAAGGGCTTATAATAGGGCTTGGAGGGCGGCTAATCCCCGACTAAAGAGTGCTGAAACCAAAAGGTGGCGACTGAAGAACCCAGCCCGTGTAAGAGCAAACAAGGCCCAGCGTAGAGCCGCTCAATTACAACGGACTGTTTCATGGTCAAATAAAAAGCTGATTGAACAGGTATACAAACAAGCTAGAGCGTTGACTGTAGAGACAGGTGAACTTTACCATGTGGATCATATCATCCCTCTTAAAGGTAAGCTTGTATCAGGACTACATGTAGAAACAAACCTTCAAGCGATACCAGCAAAAGATAACTTAATTAAATCAAACAAGTTCCAGCCGTTGACGGAGACAGAGTATGAAACCAACTAAAATAACAAATGATAAACCTAAGCATGACTCAAGTAGGATAGGCGATCTAGCAGAGCATTACGCTATAACATGGTTGTGGGATAATGGATACCAAGTCTTTAGAAACTGTGGATGCACAGGCCCTATTGATATTGTTGCTATGACACCTGAAGGAGAACTAACCCTGATAGATGTTAAGTCTTACAAGGATAGTCGTCTCTCTAAGAGAACAGACATGCAGAAAGAACTTGGTGTTCAGTACCTACACTACAACTCTCATACACGGAAGATACGGTTCGTGAGGCATCGCACATGAAAGATCTAGATAATTTAATACCTGATATCTATGCTGTACTTGAAGGGCTTAACTCTGACGTAGGCATAGACATACCAGAAGAACTTACAGAAGAGTTTCTTGTTAATATGAGAGAGGCTCTTGACGGTTGGTCAACCCCTCACCTACAGTCAAAGACTATCCGCATGTCTAACGTAGGTCGTCCTATACGTAGGGTGTGGTATGACATGCAAGATACCCCTGAGACTAAAGAGAAGCTACACCCCTCTACTTTCATTAAGTTTTTATATGGACATCTACTAGAGCAGATTGCAATACTACTGATTAAACTATCAGGACATACTGTAACGGCTATGCAAAAACAAGTAGAGGTTGATGGTATCAAAGGACACATGGACTGTAAGATAGATGGTGAGGTTGTTGATATTAAGACAGCCTCTAACTTCTCTTTTAAAAAGTTCTCTCAGGGTACACTAGTTAACGATGACCCTTTCGGTTACATGGCTCAGTTAGCTGGCTACGAAGAAGCAGAGGGTACAGAGGATGGTGGTTTCTTTGCTATCAATAAAGAGACAGGAGAGATTTGTTTGTTTAGACCGGGACAGCTTTCCAAGCCTAACATCAGAACTAGGATAGCCAGTATCAAAGATAGCCTAGAGAAGGATACACCTCCTGATATCTGTTACTCTGAACTAGCAGAAGGAAAGAAAGGTAACCTTAGACTAGCTTCTGGATGTGTGTACTGTCCTCACAAAGGTAAGTGCTGGAAAGATTCAAACAACGGTGTAGGTCTAAGAGCTTTTAAATACTCTAATGGTGTTAAGTATTTTACAAGGGTTATATCAATGCCAAAAGTACAAGAGGTATACTTAAAATGAATAGACGTTTATCTAAAAGAATTAACAAGAAAGCTTTAGACATCTCTACTGAATGGTTGAAGACTGTTCTACCTGACTCAGAGATTGAGAAGATAACCAAAAAGGATATCACTACCAAGAATCCTTTGTCTGCTAAAAACGGAACAGCTTGGTCAATCCCTTATTCTTATAGGGGATCTAAGGCTTACATCAAGTTAATTTTAAAAAGAAAGTTAAAAGCTTTAGATGATATTACTATACGTGATATCGAAGACAGAGTTAGAAAGACAAGAAGCTCGTGATAGAACCATCAGATGTATTAGATACAGAGCCAGAGTTAACCATTGTTAACCTAGCACGTTTCTTCCTATCACAACAAAGCACTATTGCTGATGTTCCTATAGAGGTTGTTTATCAACTTATAGTCCTGTTAGAATTAGAATCAGTAAAAAGAAAAGGGTTAGTACACTGACATGAAAAGAAAACCACGAGCTAAAAGACCTGTTGAAGAAGGTAAACCTGCTGGTTATGATTCCAAGTGGGAAAAGGTTCTACACGATACCTTGCTTCAAGAATGGGATCATCACGATGGTAAGATTCCTTATGTAATAGATCATAACTACCACCCCGACTTCACAAAAAAGATAGGTCGTAAGAAGATAATCATCGAAGCTAAAGGTAGGTTCTGGGACTTCGGAGAATTTAGTAAGTATATCTGGATAAGAAAGTCTTTACCTAGTGACACGGAGCTAGTGTTTCTTTTTGCTAATGCTGAAGCACCTATGCCTCAAGCTAAGAAACGTAAAGACGGTACTAAAAGAAGCCACGGTGAATGGGCCACGGCTAATGAGTTCAGGTGGTTTACTGTTGAGACAGTGCCAGAAGAATGGAGAAGTGAAGAATGAGTTCAGACGAAACAACTAACGAACGGATAGGATACCTTATGTTAAATAACGCAACAGCTGATGAGTGGGATGCCGTACACAGAGCTGCTAAAGATTCAGAAAGCAGTAAACAGACTGATCTTTTTCCTAAAGACTTTGATATAGTTAACAAGCCTTCTCATTATAATAGTGGTAGTATAGAGTGCATTGATGGTATTAGAGCTATGCTTACAGACGAAGAGTTTATAGGTTACTTACGAGGTAACTCTCTTAAATACCGCTGGCGTTACCCACATAAGAACGGGATAGAGGATTTAAAAAAAGCTGAGTGGTATGAGAACAAACTGCTAGAGGTTCTGGAAGATGTTAGAAAAAAACTATCTTGATAGAAAAACAGAGAGACGCGGTAAGTTTAATAAGAAGCGTAAAGGCAAGGTTACTAAAGACCACAAGAACTTTAAAAGCATTAAAATAGAAGAACTCAGAAGCTTAGAAAGCAGTGAGGACTTACAACTAGTTCAGGAGAACATAGATGGATCAGTATCAGCAGTACATACACAAGAGTAGATACGCTCGTTATTTAGACGGCGAACAAAGAAGAGAGACATGGGATGAAACAATAGACCGTTACCTACAGTTCTTTATAGATAGAGAACAGATTAATAACAACGAAGCACAGGTTTTAAAGAAGTCTATTACAGCTCAAGAAGTAATGCCCTCTATGCGTTGTCTCATGACAGCAGGTATAGCACTAGAGCGTGACAATGTAGCAGGGTTCAACTGCTCTTACCTTCCTATTGATAGTCCTCGTTCTTTTGATGAGCTTATGTACATTCTCCTGTGTGGTACAGGTGTAGGCTTCAGTGTAGAACGTGACTATGTTAACCAGCTTCCTGTGGTTGCTGATAGCTTCCACGATACAGAGTCAACCGTTGTTGTATCTGACAGTAAGATAGGCTGGGCTAGTGCTTTCAGAGAGCTTATAAGCCTTCTCTACGCAGGTAAAGTACCTAAGTGTGACCTAACTAAGATACGTCCAGCAGGGGCTAGGCTCAAGACCTTTGGAGGCAGAGCAAGTGGCCCACAACCTTTAGCAGATCTGTTCAACTACGCAGTACTACTGTTCAAAGGTGCTACAGGACGTAAGCTTACTTCACTAGAGTGTCATGACTTAGTATGTAAGATCGCTGACATTGTTGTTGTAGGCGGTGTTCGTCGATCTGCTCTTATTAGTTTAAGTAATGTAACTGATAACCGTATGTCTAATGCAAAGAACGGTAACTGGTACGACACTAACGGGCAACGAGCCTTAGCTAATAACAGTGCTGTTTACTCAGAGAAGCCTGACTTCGATACCTACTCAGGAGAAATGAAACGTCTCTACGATTCTAAGTCTGGAGAGCGTGGTATCTTTAGTCGTATTGCTGCTCAAAAGATTGCAGCGCGTAACGAGCGTAGAGATGCTACCTTTAAGTTTGGTACTAACCCTTGTAGTGAAATCATCCTCAGACCTTATCAGTTCTGTAACCTTTCAGAAGTTATTGTAAGAGCTGATGACACTGAAGAGACTCTTAAAGATAAAGTTAAGGTTGCTACGATACTAGGAACACTACAATCTACAATGACAGACTTCCGTTATTTACGTAACGTGTGGAAAAAGAACACCGAAGAAGAAGCATTGCTAGGTGTGTCTATGACAGGGATCATGGACTGTAAACTAACCAATGGTTCTACAGGATCTGAGAAGCTTGGTAAGCTTTTAGAAACGTTAAAGGCTGTAGCAGT